ATCAGGACTTTTGTAGACTTACCTGACGAGATAGTAGGATAAACAGAGGCAAAGAAGTCGTCAGCAATGTGATTCGGGATGAATGCGAACTCGTCCAGAAAGATGACATTATAGGAGCCACCACGGACAGCAGATGCAGAAGTAGACGCGGCGATAATCTTTGATCCATTTTCCAGTTCTAAAGATCGTTTGTTCCAAGATACAATACCCTGTTGCATCCACTTTGGCAGTTTCTCGTATGCAAACTGTAACCTTCCAAGAAGATCCTGTGCCGTGGACGCTTTGTTTGCAAGGATCGCAATGTTTACATTATCATTAAACACTGCATAATGCAATAGATAAGAAACACAAGTTGTAGATTTACCTGTCTGACGAGGCATTCTACAAATGTTGAATCTATTTTCGTGGAAGTTCCTAATTAATTTCTCTTGGAATCCATACATGTCAAAAGCAACTTCACCATAGTCAAGAGAAACGATCTTGATATAGTTACGTGCAAAATACACAGGATCTTGTTTGCACTTGATAAACTCAAGTACTTGTTCCTGTGTAAATTGAACTGGTACGTTAGCTTTTTTTAGATTGGGATTACCAAGATATACCTGATCACTCATAAAATCACATTTTTGCTAAACCTATAACTACCTCTTGTTGTTTGAGATATAATTTTAAATAAGACTTGGCACAATTTATTGCCTGTTCCAAGTCCATCTTATCTATGTCCCTGGCCATCTTCTCATATTCAAACATTCTGAATGTTGTTTCAAGTTCTATGTCAGATGGGTTCATTTGGGTTACCTTTGAATTACTACAATTGGTTGTGTTGGGTCAGATGGACTTGGATAATAGTGAGTCAAAACTCCACCTGGGTAGAACTTTTGAATCTCATTAGTCACTTCTTCTCTTGATGGTCTCTTAGGGCCAGAGAAGAAGAGTTGAAGACGATAAGTTTTACCTCTCCACATCAACATTATACTGAAAACATTACCAGTTGACTGTAATTTCTGATAATCTTCAGTTTTTAATTGTCCTGGATAGATGACTGAATCTGCGAGTGGAAGTGAAACTCCTCCACCGAGTCTCTTTAACGCGGCTTGAGCAGCATCTTTCTCTCCACCTTTTGCGCCTTTAGAAAGGTTGCGGATTTTGCCCATCTTCTGAGCCTTCTTATGTCCTGAACCAATATCAAAACTCAATCCCTCATTTGCAGGATGAACTTCGTTTGGATCATAAGCACCACCGCCACCTAATGATGGAGGTAGAGAGAACATCTTCCAATACTTTTCACCGTACTTGCATTCTCTCTTCTTCTCATTCTTTTTGCACTTTGGACAATATCTAATTTCTTCAGTCTCTTTTAATGGAGTTGTTTCAATAATATCAACAGTTTCATATTCTGTTGCTTTGAATTCATCTCTCCAGTTAGAGAACTCATAACCCTCTTTCTTAGTCTTATTACCCCAGTTTGCGGCACCTACTTTACGACACTTAACTAACGCACCAGATGCATATGCAGAAGGCCATACAGAATAACGGGACTTGACTTTCTTATAACATGCGTCCTTTTCACCAGCAGCTTCATTAGTCATATAGTCTGCAACAGTATCAATGTCATCCGCGGCTCTAGTAAGTTTTGATTGTACCCATGCTTTTAGTTCACCTTCTCCCTTCTTACCCATTTTTTTCTTGAGTCTCTTGGAGGCATTATTTACTGTTGCAAGTTGACGACGAGCCATTTCATACTCGTGATCTTTCTTAACTTCTTCAGTAGCAACATTCTTTGCCTTACCCTTTTTATCTGGGTTTGGATCTTGACGATTCTTACGACGGAATGCTCTCTCCTCTTCTTTATCGGAGAGTTCTGCTTTCATTTTGCTGGAACCACACTTTGGTTTTGTGGTTTGTCCTGGTTGTTTTGCACAGGGTTTTCCTGCGTATTTACCACCAAGTTGAACCCAACCAGGGGTGCCATCAGAAGAGCGACTCTTGCTAAACCAGTCACGCAAAGAACTATCACCACTTTTGTTTGCTTCTTCAAGTTCACTTCTCCAATCAGAATACTCTTCTTTCTTGACACAGTTTGGATATCTTTTGCCAAACATAGTCTTCATACCCTTTTTCTCATATCCCTTCCAACACTTCTCATCTAGATTTGTAGATTCATCATACATCTTCTTACCATCTCTAATATAACCAGAACCTTTCTTATCGTAGAAACGAATACCTTTAGTTACTCTAAGATCTGCTAGTTCAGCCTTTCTCTTTTTTCCTTCTTCTGCTTTTGATTCTTTTTTCTTTCTATTTTCTTTTTCAATCTGTTCCTGATCTTCTCTGTTATCTACACTTCTATATCTCTTTCCACTCATAGATGTAGAAATCATCTCAGATAATTTCTTCTTTTTCTTTTTGGTTTCGTGTGTACTACCACAACCTTCTGCAACCCTTACACTATCACTCTTCATTAGTTTAGTGTTTTTTGCAGATTGCGCTGCCTTGGACATAGAATTAAGCCCACCTACTGCAGCACTCCTTATAGATTTTGAATAAGAAGATGCAAGTTTATCAACATTTCTCTGTCCCATAGGCATGTTTCTCATTTGAGGATTGGGATTGCCTTGATGAAATATGTCGTTACCTTCGCTTACCCCGCCACCATTTGATTCAGATCCGTCACCATTTCCATTACCATTCTTCTTACCTTCTTCTTCCTCCTCATGCTCCTTATCCTTCATGATGAGTCCACTTCTCATCATGTGCCAACCTTTAGGGATCTTTTTGCACTTCTTATCAGTCATGCACCAGTATTTTCCCTTACCACATTCTTTAGCTTCCTTGTCTTCTTTTAATTCATTTTTGTGGTGATCGCCACCACATTCCTCACAAGGAACTTTGCCGCAATCGCATTTACATTTAGCTTCATTAAGAGTAGATCTTTCTCTCCACTCTTTGAATGTGGATTTTGACATTTTTATACTGATATTTTTTCCTATATTTTATTTAGGGAGATCCCCATTCATTGATCCCTTTAAGAATTTTTGGAGTTCTGCAGTAGATCCTAAAAATACTGCATTGTTTGTAACATTTGTTGGAGTAGAACCCTTCTCTTCTTTATTAACATCTTTTAGTTTTTTCTGAAGATCCATCAACTTATCTGCAGTATCTGCAACGTTTTTAATTAATTGTCCTGCAACTTCATATGCTCTGGGGGAATCTGACTCCTGTGCAAGTTCAAGAATACCATCAATGGCTTCTTGACCCTTTTCAATAATAGAATAGAGTTGTCCACGAGAATACTCATAATCCTTCTGAATCTGTTCTTCAGGAGTCTGAGTATTTTTTATTGCAGGTTTCTTTGATTGAACCATCTCCGATTTTATCGGAGTGCTCTCAATATCTAATGCCTTATCAATGTCTTCGAAACTCATATATCAGTTCCTTTTGTGGTACTATAGACTTTTCCATCGTTATATTCATAACGATATTCACTAAATCCGAAGTCATCATCGAGATCTATTAATTGATCATCTGCACTATTGATTACATTAATTGCAGTACCAGATGTATGTTCTGTGGGTGTAGTATTATCTTGACCTCTATTTACTGTTAAAGTATTTCCAGTAATCTTACGGATATACATTGACTCCGAATCAATCTGAATATATGATTTCTCTAGAAGTGGAGTTGCATCTCCAACAACAAATTCTGTTACCTCAGTAGAAATATTTTCTGAAAGTTGGGTTGTCTGATCACTATTATAATCTTGAATGGCCCTTGGTTCAGCGACATATCTAAGTTGTCTAGATGCATTTACTCTATTTGTATCAGTATAGTAATCAACTTGGACTTGTTTGATAAGAGCGTCATTAGGGGTTCCAATGGGCCCGAAGAGATAGGTCTTTGCAGTGAAATCTAAAGTGTAAATCAAAACTCTTCTTGTAGTGAAGTCGCCCTCATATTGATCATCCATTTGAATTCCATTCAAAGTCATTGGAATATCTCTTCTTTCTCCGATAGAGGATACTAGATCAACAGTCAAATTAAAGTGTGGTTGGAAATATGGAAGAATTTGTTCTATAACTTGCAAGGCATCTTCATTTAACTTAGACATAATAGAAAGTCTAAAGTTAACATTATATGGAACAGGCATATAAACCTTCGTGACTTCATTACTGTCTTTATCTACAGTCTTAAAGGTTTGCATAGTAGATGATTTTCTACTAGGATCATAAGAAATGCCTGTCATCTCAAACGACATTCTGGGGAGTGTTATAGCAACTTCCTTTCTGACATTTGGAGACTGCTCAATTCTTGCTAAGAACTTTTGAATAGGTCCATAAGCAATGGGTACTGTGATGATACTGAAATCACCACCAGATTTATCCTTGTGTTTTATCTGAATATCATTAAAGAGAGTACCAAAAGATATGATGGTCTTCCTCAAAATCTCGTGGTAAAAATAATTAGAAAACATTACAATACACCGATTTGTGCCTTTTATCTAATTATTTAGTATTCACCAAAGGGGTTCCCTTGGCTGAAGTCGAGGAATGAATCTGCTTCAGACTCAATATCATCATTACTTGCATATTCATCAAGGAATTGGTTTGTCTCTATTGTTGATACCTTGTAGCTTGCGGCCGCACCCACAATCGATTCTCCCCTTGCAAATGTTCCATCAACAACTGCAAGTTTCAAGACTCTATTTGTATAATCCCAATCCTTGACATAACCGGTAGTTCCAGTTCTTGTGCCTGTTACTACTTCATTATATTCATAGTCACCAAATGTATCTGATGTTGGATTCGTGAGAGTTATTCCTGGAGTAAATGTATATCCAGCACCAGCGTTTGAATAACGAATTGCAACAACAACTCCATCCGTATTGAGAATTGCTTCTGCCTGTGCATTGTTAATGTTTGAAGATATGCCAGAGCTGGATGGAATGAATATTCTATCAATGAACACCTGAGGAGTTGTTGTATAACCAACACCACCAGAACTTATTCCAATCACTCCAAGTACACCAGTGTTTATAACGGCAGTAGCAATTCCCCCAGAACCTCCGCCTCCACTGAAGGTAACTGTTGGTGGCAATGTATATCCAAATCCTGGATTTGTAATCAATACTTTATCAATAGCAAACTTTTGGTTTGCCGATCTACTTGTCATTATTGCAACTGCAGTTGCGTTAGATCCTCCACTTGGAGCCGTAGATATGGAAACAGTCGGAGCACTGGTATATCCAAATCCGTCGTTTATTAGATCAATGTATTGTACAGACTTCGAAGTTGGATCGGTTGATGCAAAGCCAACTGTTGCAGTTGCAGTAGTCGCTGCACTACCAACCATTTGAATGTTGTAGATATTTCCAAATTCTTTCAGAGATTCATTTACCTCAATTCCAGTTTCGTCAATATTTGGAACATCGATAATTTCATCTTCGTATTCGAATCTTTCACATCTGAGTTCATAAACATAAAGTTGTTGTAGTTGATAGAATGGTTTTTTACCTTCTACATATTTGATCTCAAAGAGTGATTCGTCAAGAGGTAACCAAATTAA